TCAATGACCGTTCCCCGCGCGACAGAATCATTTTTAATTGATCTGCCGTTATTTCACCGCCTGAATACTTGCAAGCCTCTCCGAGTTGGTGAGCGCCTTCATGCCATGCCTTGTCTATATGCGTGGCGGGAATATGGGTGAGTTTCAGCATTACTTATGCCCAGCCACCATTTTGCGTAAATGTATTTGCGCCAATTTTCTCAAATGACGTAAATGATCCTCTCTTATGTTTAGGCATTATGGTTTTACCGTTCCCAAATCTGTGGAATTCAGTACGCCTGCATTGTCGATGGTAATTCTCCAATAATGCGCATCAGGACTTTTAAGCACAAGACCAACAGATGATGAATCAATAATTATGTCATTTACTACATCAATGTTTTCTGCTTTGTCGGAAAGGTCATTTACAACTATTGCAGTTTTTCTGAGGACTTCATGCACCGACACGTCGGCAATAATGCGCGGCGTCATGTTAAGTTTCATTGCTCGCCGTCCTGCATATATTTCGCATCCATGCCGGTCACTTCAACGTTTCCGGTAAAGCTGATTTTTGCCTTGTGCCAGCGGGCAGAACGCAATACATCAAACTTTCCATTGGTCAAACCCACTGATTCACGTTCGACAAATGTATCCCCGGAGTTGTCCTTTTCGTATATCTGTAGAACCCCTGCCGTGGGAGATTGGGTAAATCTCAGCTTTACACCGGAGAGCAGCGAATAATAGTAGTCGTCACCATATTCCCCGGTCGTGAAGGATGACCATGCAGACGGCGCGGTAAAGGATTGGAGTTGATGCGAGGGATTAAATACGGCCAATGCGCGGCCACCAGCCTGCCAGTAGGGGGAATCGAAAGGGATATCGTCCAATCCGTCGATAGTCGCAGAAATACCGCTTAATCCATCAATGGTTATGCCAGCGCTGACGTATTCCAGGGCGGTTTCAGTATTAACAATTGCTCGACCCCACTTCTTAGCCTGTACGTGATACACCAGCGCCGAATCCAGCGACGTTGCATTAGTGGATGCGTAGAAAATCCATACAAGATTAGTCGTCTTGTCGAATGCGCAAACGGTCTTGTATTTGTAGGTAGTCGAGCATTCAGACGCGAACCAGTCTCTTAACACTCCATCAGCAAGGGGTACTGGCGTTACTCCATCGAACAACCAGAAGTTATCCTCGCCGACGACGAAATGAATGCCATTGACGTTGCACCATGCACGTTTACCGACACAGCCCGCATTCCCGCCGCGTACTTGTGTCCAATCCCATATAGTCGAGCCGCCGACGTATTGGCCTAAGAAGATTGACCGCTGCTTATAGGCAATCGCGTATTCACCCAAAGAGCCGCCAGAAATGATCTCGCCCGGAGCGCTCACCAATCGACCGGAAGCGGATTGCGTCGTTACCGATTCTGTCCAGTCTGTTTCGTCATACGCTGCGCAACAGTGCCAGCCGTCCGCATTGGAATCGACATTCAGCGCCATGACAAATGCACCCACGGTAAAGATAATGTCAGCGACAGGCGATCCCGTTACATCTGCGAATGCGCCAGTTGTAGAGCGTTGAATCAGGTTCGAGCCATTCGCCATTAGGGTAGAGTCACCAAACTGCGCGATTGACCATTGCGATTCGGCCCCGCCTGAATACCCAAGGGCTTTCGACCGATCCGTCCACGAACCCGAGGATAGTTCATAAATCGCTGCTGCCGTTCCTGCCAGGATTCTCCGCGATCCGTCTAACTTGGTGACTACCGCAGCCCCTTGGCATGCGGCAGCAAGCGCAGGAATGGAATCAGGGGTCGCCAGTGAATTAACGCCAGCATAGCCCCTGAGCGTAGGGACGAGGTTTTCACAGTCGGTAATGATCCCCGGCGCGGTCGGATCGGCATCAGGGGCAAACCCAGCGAACGTAATCATTTAGCGCCTCGGCTTGATTTGCAGCTTTGCCCGTACAGGGTATTTCTTGCGTTGACTGTATGACCGCACGGATTCAAGCAATGACGGCAAGATGGCCGTATTTTCTGCGATCAGATTAGCGTTCTTTGTATGCCTGCCGACTTCAGCCATGATGGCAGCAATGTACGCATCTTTGCCATTTTCCAATAGCCAGTTGGTCTGATTGCTTTCGCTAAGTGCCGCGAGTTTGGCCGTGTAGTACAGGGTATAAGCAGTTCCATCCGATACCGGGTCAACAATCTTGATCTTACCCGCTTCAACAGTGTATTCCAAAGGATAGGTTGCCGTTGTTTCATAACCTTCCTTATTCCCGTAATCCAGCGTAAGGTCATTTATTTCCAGTCTTTGCACGGCCATAAAATCAGTCGGCAATGTGATTTCGCTATCCGTCGTCGTTCCTGTAGCTTCCTGCTCTAGCTCGACCAGCGACAATTCACGAAACAGGTAAGACTCGGCATTCTCAATCAATACCGTAATGACGGAAGACAGGTCGCTACGATGTGACCTATCTATAATTTCGTTTTTAAGGGCCGTATAGGTCATTTCAGGAACCTGTCAAAAGTTACAAATGCCGGGTTATTGCGCAGCCATTTAAGGACGAATTTCTTGCGTTCTTCAGAGCCAGGAATCTTGAGGTATTCGTTATAAATCGCCATCGGCATTGTCCCGACCTTGCGCCCATCGCCCCACCGCTGCCCATCCGTTGCAATGCGTTCGGCCTTGGCTTGCTCAATAAATGGCTTCGCATCGAATGAATGATTTACGACGATACGATCCCCCTCAAAGATGACTTTCTTTCGGGTTCCGTAGGCGTCTGTTCCTTCATCCATTGTGAATGATTCAATTGGTTCCATGAGATTCCTCAATCACTAAATAAAAAGGGCGACCCGAAGGCCGCCCCCCATTAGTTGCAGAACTACTTAACCACCAGACAGGTCACTAATTTTTCCTTGGGCAGCAGAACTACGCACCGCCAGGCAGCAGTCCATCGTGATCAGTTCCTTCTCGCTGTCGCCAGTCTTGCCAAGGGGAGAAGTAGTTACGCCATCAAGGAAAGCCACATCGATGTAGTCAGGATTCAGGATGAAGGCATCCGTAGAGCCGGACATCATGTAGTGCGGCACTACCGTCAGCGAACCGAAGTCGCCAAGATATACGTCTGCGCCAACCACAATAGTCGCTTGCTTCTTAGTATCGATGCGGTTTTGCGCAATGCCAGTAAAGCCCGAAAACACTACCTTATGCGCAGGCGCAAGATAGATGCTTTCAGGTTGCGCACCGGAATTAGTGAAAATGCTCTGACATACGGTAGATATCTGACTAGCCGTCAATGCGCGAGCCGTTCCAGAAGTTGCAAGCGTCGTCGGCGCACCAGAAGTCCACGATGCCGTAGAACCACCAGTCCCGTGAGAAGTATTCGTATAAAGCTGCACACTCAAACCGCCAGACTTGCCGGCCACTGAAGTCGTGGCGGCAACTGCAGCATTAAGAGACACCACAGACTTCTCAAAATGGCGCTTGATTTCTAACATGGCTTTAGCACGCAAGAAAGCCATTTCAGTACCGCGACCGGCTTTCTTGATGATGTTGGCACGCCGCGAAACACCCGGAGCCGAATAGAAGATTTGGCAATGGTTGCCAACTCTTTCTGTTGGAGTTACCGAGTTGAGAGCAACATCGTCACCATCGATCAACGCATTGCTTGCGCTCGGTGTAGCCAGAGAGTCTCGTTGCCATTCATGGAAAGTTGACGTCGCCTTAACGCGAGTAGCAGCGAAAATAATCGGCGTGTCTGTTGGATCAGTTCTGAAAATTTTATCGATCAAGTCCTCACGATTGCCTTTAACCGAATAGGCTTGAAACAAATTGGTAGGTACAGTCATTGCATCTTCCTTTCAATCACCGCAGATATGCGGCTAGGTCATTGAGTTTTGCCCGACCGCTCTTGAACTTGTTTTCAAGTTCTTTATTGATGCGTTCGGCTTTTGTTTGTTGCGGCTTACCAGAAGGGAGCCTCGGGGCTTCATTGGCCTTTTTGGTCACTACTGGCACTTTGGTTTTCAGGTCACGGAATGCAAGGGCATCGCGCATCATCAAGACCATTCCAGGGTCATACAATGACTCAAGCGTGGCTTGCTGTACGCCATAGTTGCTTGCAGCATCCTGATATACCTTGGCAAGCCCTTCACGGGTAATGTTCGATTTCCCGAGCGTTTCCCAGGCGGCTTTCCGTTGTTCGTCTGTGCGCTGCTGACTTTCAAATGCGGTTTTCGCGTTGATCTGGCTGACGTAACCATCGATCTGCGAAATGAATTCATGAATCACCTGCTGGCGCTCCCTTTCCACCACTGCGGCAGCGGGATCGTCCTGCGCGAGCTGATACATTTCCTGCTGGGTTTTCACCCCGGCAAGATGATAGACGATGGCCTTCCCCACTTCAGCCTGTCGCAGATGCTCTTGCATGAATTGTTCGTGATTCGACTTCAGCGCTTGCGTTACTTCCGTTTCGCGTTTGGCCAAATCCTGTTTACTTCTGGTGTAGTCGGATAGCCTCATGTATCCGCTAATCAACTCGGATTCTTCGACCTCCTTCTCTACATCCGTACCATCTTCGCCCTTGACGGTGACTTTATATTTACGAGGTTCCTGATCTTTGGCGTGTTCGGATTCCTCTTCGGTTTCGTCATCAGCCTCGCTTGCTTCAGCAGACTCGTTTTCTTGATCCGATTTCTCGGATTGAATGTCTGCGGCTTCTTCCTGTGTTTCGTCCGAGTCCTCTTCTGGTTGCTCGGTCAGGTATTCAGCCAATCCCAAAACTCCGGTATCGAGTGCCTGTTCGGCTTGTTCGTCCATTGCTTTTTCCTTTCAGTCGTTATGCGCCGTGTCCCGCCAGCGCATAGGGTCGCCTCGCGGCGATGCCATAATCCTTTGCGGGTAAGGTAAAACCCTAAGCGGCTTTTCTCAGCAGCCCGCGCAACTTCGATTCATTGCGCTGTTTATTCAAATCAATGCGCCTTTGTGCCAACTTGCCTGATTCGATATAGCCGCGCAAGATTGACTCAAATTTCTCGGCCAGTTTGGCCAGTTGCAACAGCAATAACTGCCCCTCGGCATCACGAATCGGGCAGTCTTTCCATTGTTCGATAATCTGCGCATGCAGCGCCTTCATGGCTTCCTGATAGGTCGCATTATCAAGAATCCGCATTGCATCTTGCGCTCTGGATACTTCCTGATTATCTGTCATCGAGCCTCCGCTATCATGGTTAAGACAAACGCAATATCTGTATCGATCATGGCTTGTTGTATCTGTTGCTGCCACTTAACCTTGGACTGAATTGCCTTCTTCACTTCTGATGCAAGCAGGTATTCATACGTCTGTAACTCGTAATACTCAGAAGAACGAATCTTTGCCTTCTTTTTCTGGCGAGCCACTTTCTTTTGCTCTACCTTTAGCATTTCTTCCTTGCCTGCGGCCTTGTCCAATAGCCGGCGCAACACAGAAGCCGTGACCATTTAAGTATCCTTTAATCACCTTCTGAGGATGTAACCGCCCTCATTCAACCACTTGCCAAGAGCGTAGGTCAGGCAGTTCATTTCTTTTCGTACCGCGCCTCGCAACGGTCTAAGCGGCTGTCGATACGCGAAAGCTCTTTATACACTGCGGCGAAATCTCGATTTGCATCCGTGCCACGATAACGGTCAGTCGTCCACTGCGC